CATTGAAGAATTTACAGAACGCGGAAAAGAAGTGGTAATTGATTTCGAACATAAAACGCTTTCCGGCGAAGAAGCGCCCGCGGCAAGTTGGATTTCAGAAATTTTCAAAACAACTGACGGCATGTTTGCCAAGGTAGCGTCCTGGACTGATAAGGCAAAAGGCTACCTTAAAAACCGGGAATACCGGTATTTCTCCCCTGTTTTCACGCTATCACGGACGGGAAAAAGCTTTCGGTCGGTTCATTCCGTTGCACTGACAAATCACCCCGCTATGCACAATATTCCGGCGCTGGTCGCCGACGATACCGCTAGCGAACAAAAACACAAGGACACAAAAAACATGGAAAATACCATCTTATCAAAGTTGGCAGAATTGGCGGGAATCGTTGCATTCAGCGATACCCCGGAAAACATCCAATCGCTTTTTGAGGCAATGGAAAAAATCATTGCTTCACAGGCGGAACTCGTAAAGGAATGTGATTCCTTGAACGAAAAAATCAAAAGCATGGTACCAGTGGAGGAAAAGAAAGCGCTTGAAGAAAAGCTTGCCCTTACTGATGCCGAATCAACTGTGGATGCCTTTATCAGGGACGGCAAAATGTCACCTGCCCAACGTGAATCGGGCATTAAACTTGCCCTTACTGACAGTGGCAGTTTCAAGGCGTTTTATACTGCCTCAAAATCCATCATCCCCAAAACTCCGGAAGTGAAAACTGACGAAGTGAAAACGGAAGCGTTCAGCGACTTAACAAAAGAAATTGCCGCGAATTGTGGCGTAACACTGGAAGGGTAATCAAATGATCAGAGAAGGAAAAACTAGAAGCCTTATCGTGAAAGAGGGCGTCACCATTGAACGTGGCGACCTTGTCGGGCATATGCAGGATGGCCAGGCCATTCCCGCTACCAATACCGCCGGGCTCGTTGTCCTGGGACATGCAAAGAACACCGTCACGGGCGATGGCGCAAAAACCATTGATATTGAATCAACTTGTGCTGTTTTCACCAATGGCGTTGATTCTCAGGAACTCACTCAGGCAGACCTGAATCATGTTTGCTATGTAGTTGATGCCAAAACAGTTGGCAAAACTGCTACTGAATCCATCATCGCCGGTTCTGTTTTCGCTATCGACGCTGATGGGGTTTGGGTAATCGTTTAACACGCAACAATCAAAAGGAATTCATATTATGGATATTACGGCAGAAAGCATGCAAGGACTATTCACCGTCTACAGTATGGCGCTGAGTACCGGAATGGGCAAGGTGAGCAAAGAGCACACGAAATTCTGTATGGAAATGAATCACAAAGGTTCTAAACTTTCCCTACCCTGGATTGAAGCCGGTTCCGGAATGAAGGAATGGAGCGGTGAACGTAAGACATCAAACGTTGACGCAAAAAAGCTTGATCTTGCGGCACGTATGTTTCAGGATTCGGTGAGCGTTCCAAAAACCGTCATTTCGGACGATGAATATGGCGTTTACGCATCAATGTTTGAACAACTTGGTTTCAGTGCTGAAAGTCTTTGGGGACAACTCGCAGCGCAAGTGTTGGTTGACATGGGAACATCAAAATGGGTGGACGGCAAAACGTTTCTGTCCGATACCCGCAAATACGGCAACAACGTATTGAACAACAAAGGTACGGCGCCCTTCAGTTATGATGCATATGCCGCCGCTCGTGTGGCGATGTTGTCCTTCAAAAATTCGGCAGGTTCAGCCATGAACATTGTTCCGAATCTGTTGATTGTAGGTCCGGAAAACGAACTGGCCGCGGCAGACGCCACAATGGGCACACGCAGAGAAGCAAGCGGAGTTGCCATTGATAACCCGTTGGCGGGGAAAACCACCTATACAGTGGTTCCCGAACTTGGTTCGCAATGGTTCCTTGCGGCTTGCAATGGCGTATACAAACCCGTTGTTGTCTGGAAGCGCACAACACCAGTGTTCACGGCTGACGATGACGTCAGTAAGTTCCGGGAAACACCTGATTTCAAATATGGTGTGGAAGCACGTGGCGAAGCTGCCGCAACGCTGCCGCACCTGATCTACGGAAGCATCCCGGCGTAAACGTAAAAATTTTGGCGTATCGGGCCAATCCCGATACGCCAAAATTTAGGGGCAAAACATGTATATCACCATAGAACAGATTAAATCTGAAGTAAAAGAAAACCTATTGACGCAATTACCCAACAAAGGCTCTGATTCTGAAATTGAGTCTTTAATAGGTAAGGCTGAATCACGCATAAATGCGCATCTCAGCTCACGGTATGCCGTTCCGGTTGCACCGAACACACTTTGTACAGCCTGGACGCTTTCAATCTTCAGATACGAATTGTCTGCCCACGCTGTAAAAATCTCCGAATGGATCAAAGACGACTACAAAAGCACGATTAGAGAACTTGAACGCCTTGCTGATGGCAAGCTGCATTTACCCGGCATCACCCCGAGCTCTACCGCACCGCAGGAAAAGCGTACCAATGGCGGCATAACAATGGGATCATATGAACCAATATGGGCTTAGGCGTGATCAATAACCCGTTTCCCGCAATGGCGCGATCAATCAAGCGCAAACAACGGGATGAATTGAAATCCCTTGCGGATACTGCCTACAGGCTGGCGGCGGATAATGCCAAACGTAAAATAGGTGGCAACCTGGGAAACAAGATAGCTGCAACAATCCAAAAACAGATTTTCCCTGCCTATGCAAGTATTGTTGTCACCCATAAGCTTGCACGCCACAAGGATAAAGGCGGCACCATACGAGCTAAAAACAAGTTGCTGGCCATACCGATATCGGAAGAGTCCCGGAAACGATCGCCATCATTTTTTCCAAATCTGTTTTCCTTCCGTAGCCGCAAGGGAAATTTGATACTTGCCGAAAAAGATGGGAAAGGGGTAAAACTACTTTTTGTATTAAAGAAATCTGTTAAACAGAAGGGCCTAAAATGGTTCCCGACAATCAAAGACATACGGAGAGCACATGGAATCACCTGATTCACGCAGTCACCTGCTAAAACCGATTGTGGACGTTATGACCGCAATAAAGACCTATCTGGGAGATTCTGAATTATTCCCTACCACATGTTACTATGGATCGGACACCGGCAGTATTGTTGAAACCCTTGGTTCCATGGCCGTACCGGGTGCCGTCCTTATGCATACCGAATCAGAATATGGAAACCGACCGTTGCGAAACAGTAAATTTCTTGTGTTTCTTATCACGGAGTATGGTGGGATTGATGACCCGGCAAACCTACAGCCGATGATTGACGAAGTCGTGAAACTACTCGACAAACAAACTTTTGACATGATTACCTTAAATGTAATACAACACAGTCAATTTGACCTTGAAGCACCTGGTTATGCTGCCGCAATTGTCGAAATTGAAGCTGCCGACCACTAAACAAAGGAAAAAAGAAAATGATTCGAACAATCAACGTCCAGGATGGAACAGACCTTGGCACGTTCAATATCGTCCCTGGAACACCGTCACACGGTGAAGGTGACGAAATACGCGGTGGCGGTGTAATACCTTTTGCAAGGGTATCCAATGCGCGAAACGGTTCCTGTGAAGTGATCATCAATGACACAGATACAACGCTTACCGCAATGGTTGCCTTGCGTAGCACCGCAGGCGAGGGAAAAGCGGTTGTCACCTTATCGGATGCAGACGGGGTTGTCTATACCTCGTACCATGCGTTGGTTGATGTATCCATTACAGGCAACGACGTACAAAAAGCAAAAATCACCTGGAAAGGAACTGTCGCGTAATGAGCAAACTACCATTCAACAGTATCACGATTGACGGGCAAACATTCGGGCCGGATAAATTCGTTGCCGGTTCGGGCAGTATTGAAGAAAAGGGATCGGATAAGGCCGTAATCCTTGCGGATGGCCATATCATGAACATCCGCGAAGCTGTAAACTGGCAATGTACCTGTGAGCTCTACAATGATCAGACCGACCTTAATGGTGCGATCGGTACCGGAATTCCAGTGTCAGTCAGTTATGGTGCTACTGCGTTACGTTCAGGCACCGGCATTGTTACCGCATCCTACAATGAATCCAGCTACACGACAAGTGTAACTATTCAAGGGGATCCGGAATGAACGGCATACCATGCAATATTAAACTGATCGACGCCGACGGAAAAGAGTCCATCAAGTCAACTTTCTATTTTGCGACTTTTCGTAAGTGTAAGAAGTTGGCGGAACTGGCAAAAGAATATACCCAACTTGAAATGGAAATCCCCGGCATAGCAAAACGATTGGAGCTTGCCACTAAAGCTCTGGGCGCTGCTACCGAAGAAACCTTCGAGAAAGCGAACCTGCATTTCATCTCGGTCCAGGAGGTCTTGCACGCCAACGGTGAAAAACAGGGTGAACTCTTTTACGAGTTCGTATGCACCGGATTGCAGGAGGCGGGATACTCTAAGGAAGATGTTGAAAAGTACCTGCCTCATATTGAGCCGGAACGATTCGGGGATTTGGTCGCAAAATCCCGCATTGGTGCCGGCCGGTTGGATTTTTTCTGGGAAGGGATCCAACCATAATCGATCTTGAGGTTTGGGCCAAACAACAACGTTGGCTGAAATCTCTTGCCATCGACTTCGGTATGGATCCCGACAACGCATTACCAGAAGATATCCTTCTTATGCACCGGGAAGAAAACGGTTCGCTGGTAACGTCTACAGAATACCTTGACGCAGATAAAAAACAGAACGCTTTACGGAGGCAATAAATGCTGAATACATACACATTGGCCTTGAAGATCATAGCAGATAACAAAGGCGCATTGCAGGCTATTGAGCAGATTAACCGGAAAGCAGGGAAGGCGGGTCCGATAGGTAGTATGTTCAGCGGAGTGTCGACCGTGGCGAACGGATTACTTGAAACTGCTACCAAAACACTTGGGGTAGTTGGTTCCATCGGTGGTGCGTTGATGGGCGCGTTCAGTAGCGCACTTTCCATCGTTGGAAAGATTGGCGTTGCGTTGTTAAAACTGCCTATGGCAGGGTTGAAATTTGGTCTGGCAGGGGTAGCGGGGGTTGCTGCTGCCGGATACGTTGCGCATAAATCACTGGGACCGGCCGCGCAGATGGAACGGGATAAGATAAAACTTGGCGCATTGGGTAAAGGGCATTTATTCGATTTTCTGTCTACGGCATCGGCCGGAAAACCGTTCCAATCTGATGAGGTGATTCAGGCGGGTGTTTTACTCGAAGCGTTTTCGCTCAGTAGCGTAACCGTACTTGGCACCGTAATGGACGCGGCAGCGGCCATGAATAAGCCACTTGAGCAGATTGTAACCATGCTTGGATATGCAAAGAGCGGTCAATCCGGGGAAGCCGTTCAGTCTGCCGGTAAAATCGGGATATCTCGCGACATGTTGAAAGCAATGGGAATCAAGTTCAACAACGCCGGGGCAGTGACGAACAAAGACGACTTGGCACAGGCACTTGTTAAGGCCATGAGCGGGCGGTTTGGGGGTGTGGCAAACAAAATCGGTACTGAATCATATTCCGGCGCAGTGTCCGACCTTGGCGATTCAATGTTCAGAGCGTTTTCGAATGCTTTTGAAAACCTGTTGCCATATGCTACGCAGGTAGTTCGCGGAATAAGTGAAATGGTCACTACAGCAGGTGAATTTATATCCGGGCTCAATTGGGATGGATTCGGCCAGTCGTTTCTGAAGTATTTCACGGCTGCAAAAACAGTCATGAACGGCATGTTTACCGGGAGCGGCCGGGAAGCAATAAAGAGCGCTTTCAAAGATGCCTGGGACATACTGGTAGAAGATGGTCCGTTATTGTGGGACACCTTCAAAATCACCGCACTTTCCGTTTTTAATACGGGATCCGGATTGGTTGGGAGTGCAATACTTACCGCATTTGGCTATGGGGTAGAATTGATGATCGCTGCCGGACCTTCACTAATGACCGCGTGGGAAACTGTAAGCCATTCAGTCTACAAAAACCTCCTTGGGGCCGCTAAATACTTGACGTCGGGGATTCTTACGGCAGTTACCTATCTGATTAAAGGTTTGAACGCAATTCCAGGTATTAATGTGGAAGGTAGTGGCCGTATGCAGCAAAGCCTGAAAGAAGAAAATGTATTTGATTACTGGAAGAAAGAATCTGATAAGATGACCAAAAAAGAAATGTCCGGAGGCGACACCGTAGGAACTACGCTTTTAAAAAACAAGTTCCAGGCGTTGGAAACTAAAGCAATGGAATTCAAAAAGAATGGTGTTGATTCTTCTTTCCTGGTACAGGCGGGGAAAACCTATGACAGACAGGTAGAATCCGGTAAAAAGAACTTGGCAAATATTGAGAAAGCATCACCCTCAAAAGATGACAATTTAGACGGGATGTTGTTTGATGCTACGAAGTTGGATGCAAAGCTGGAAGCGCAGGCAGCAGAAACCAAAAAGCAGACTCAACTTTTTACGGAACAGAGAAACTTAACTATCCAGCAGAATAACCTCATTACAAAATTGACTAAGGCGCTGGTCGAACAAGGTACCTACTCGGAGTAACACACGCATGGAAATGAAAGAAACTATCGACGGACAAGGGTCCATAACCGACCAGGGGACACAATACACAGGCACTTTTTATGTACTTGAGGAAAACATGCCGGCAGTTATGGCGGAACTTTCCGAAAAAGAAAATGATCCTTCATGGTTGCCCGAGGCATTTAAAGGTAATAATCTCAAGGTAAAGGATTATCATCCAACACGATTAAGCTCTGATAGTTGGACCATTCAGGTCGTTGCAAACAATTACGTCGATGATTGGTCAACAACCGGTGACGGAGATTTGAGGGATCAAGTTGACTTGGAATACTCCCAGAAATCTTTGAAATTCCCTCCGCAATGGTTCGGACTTCGAAAGGCTTCATGTGCCGAAGATAAGTACAAAGCGAAACAGTCTTTAGATGTCAAGAACGACCTTTCCAACCCTACGTCCGACTATTGGCCAGGGAAGTATAACGCATATACGCATTATATCGTATATGACAGTGGGGTAGATTCAATCAATTCCGGAACTAAAGCCGATATGTCAATAGCTGCAAAACAGGGCGATTACTTTTTCATTAACGCCACACCTGCAATTTATTGGAAATGGGTTGCATCCAACGGTGATGCAGAAGGAAACCCTCACGGTGATGGTTGGAAATGGGAATGGTATTCAGAGGGTGGAACGAAAGGTGAAGTCGACTATGAATCCAGCCCGTTTGACACGGCAGGCGATACCCCGAAACCTAGTATGGATTTGGTCGATAGAACCGAATCAATCCTACAATGTACCATCGTGTTTTATGTTGATGTCGATAACTATCGGATCCAATTGTTTACGGGCATCAGTCCGCAGAATAACGCTTTTCCGAATTACATAAAAATATTCGATAAATCACAATCAAAATGGCGTGCGGTTGATCAACGTATTTCAAAAGCCATCAACAACAACGGCAACCAGCTATGGAAAGTTACCCGTACCATGGAATATGCTCCGTTTGATCTTCTATGGAGTCGTGAGAATAATGGAGGTGACTGGAAATGGTAACAATCAAACAGAAGATCGCCGACCTTGATAAGCTTATTACCAGACAAGCGAGGGTGATTGCGGATCTGCAAGAAGAGCTTACAGAAATCCGCGAAGGTCTTAACCAGCCTGAATTTATACCTTCCGGATCGGGCGTTGAAGCCGACGAAGGGCTTAAACATGAATTCTACTTTCACCCTGAGATCAGCGGTAACGGACTGTCAATATCCATAGTTGACGGTATGCTCCCCCTTGGTGCTTTTTGTGGCGAAGTCAAAATAGGCATGAACGTTGTAAACGTGGAACGGGTCACACTTAACCTGCCTGAATTGTGGATCGGCCAGGGGTATGTCTGGTTGGCAATACGGTATGTCATTAACGGTGGGTTCACTGCAACTATGGAAATAGGTGATATACAGCCGTTGCCTAACGATAACCTTGATGTTTTTTCGATAGCATGGTTTACTACCAATGATGAAGGTGGCGTTGACAGGTTGGTTCCTTTATGCTGGTCGGTTCCTACTGTTGCAGGGAGGCTTGTATAATGGCTGGTTGGGAAGATTACGCAGATTGGACCAGTGCGGAGACTTTGAAGCTCGCACCATTGGATAAGGTGGTCAAGGCTCTGGCCTTGGCAACCAATGAACGCACGAACGCTCTTTTCGGAAACTCTGAAATCCCGCCAATGCTATACCGGTATCTGAATCTGGATCCACACCCTTTGGCACAAACCAATACACTCTTCAAGATACGTTTTGTTGTGCGGCATATGATCGACTTCCCTTTGTGGCTGGATACGGCACACGAAAAAGGACTTGATTTTGAAGGGTTGCCTTTTGAAAACTATGCAACCGTCTGGCACTCTGCCGGATGGGGGCCGCGGTTATTGAAAAAAGAGCGGATCGAGGAACTTCTCAGAGAACCGTTACTTGATATTGGTGTATACAACTTTATCACGGCGGAGTATGCGTTTCAGCTATACCAGATCCTCAATATGATGACTGCCAGTCACAGAATCTTCGGCGCATTTCCAAACTACAATGTAATTTCCACCCGGCATTCACACCGGGGCTGGGAAAGGAATTGGGACGACTGCTTGACCGAACTCCGCGAAAAAGATCCTGTCATTACAAACAACGTTATCGGGGACGGTGGATCAGTGTACGTCTATAGCGGCGATTCTTACAATGTGAGCATAGACCACTTTGCCAGTACGACGTATACAGGATGGAACACGTCAAAAAATCACAAGCTTACTTTGTGGTGGCCTTATGGACCTTATGACGGAGCTGAATACCCGAATCCAGACAATGCTGTCAGCGGAACTTATCACAAAGTCAAAGAATTCGGACCGAATAAGCTCGCGACACACACAATATCCGCTCCCGATCCGATACCCCTTGAAAGGAATACCCCTCCACCACCGGATTGGGGTTACAAATACGGTACCCGTTATATGGGCATGTCGAATGCCATAATGGAATGGGACGTGCAAGGCGGATTTGAATTTACAAAACCAAAAGAAGAGGAATAACGATGGAAATCATTATAGACACGACCACACGCAAACAGGTTTATTCTGACAACAGACCAGTGCGAGATGAAACCACGCAACTTACTTTCTACCCGTTCCAGGCGGGGAACTTAACTATCCTATTCATGGACGGATCAAACAACCCTGTTGAGTTTCAGGCTGGCGTTGACACATTCAGTCTGGCAGTGGATAACGACTATGACCACACCGAATCTCTGTTGATGTTCTCTGATGAGTTCACGATTGACGGGAACGCGGTTACATTCCAGATCAATACCTACACCGATGCTATTGCGGAACTACTTACCGATAACACGAGCGGTAAAGAGTCCGCTATTTTCGAGGTTCACCGATTCTCAGCCGGAGTTGAGAGCGTTATAGCGCAAGATACCTGCCACATTAAAAACGTGGTGCTCCATACAGAAGGTTCTCCGGTGACGACAGATCCTGAATACCGGACTGCTGCGGTACAGGATCTGCTTGACTCAACAAAAATGAGCAGGCTATCTGGCGCAACCCCAGGGTTCCTTCCGGTCATTGGTCCTGATGGGGAGCAGGTTGACGGGGTTGCCATTGATCCGGACACACTTGGTCCATCACAGGCGATGGTAGACAAGCTGGCCGCGATTGATGAGAACATAGCCGACCAGGCAGAAGCCGAAGCGGGAACCGATAATAGTAAGCGTATGACTCCGCTTACCGTGAAATATGCGGTTGACAAGTCCATTGACGAACACACACACGCAGTATCGGACGTTGCGAACCTTCAATCGGAACTGAATCTAAAAACCAACGTGGCTACGCATGCCTCAGATATCGCTGGATTGATGCCAAAAATGGTTGGCGTACCAGAGGGCTATATTCCCTTGGTTGGTCCTGATGGATCGACGTTCAGCGGGTCTGTGGACCCCGACACACTTGGTGAGAATAATCCGGACACAGCAACTCAGGTAGAAATGGAGTCCGGAACAGAGGCAGCTCTTCGGAGTGTATCACCATTACTTATTGCCCAGGCTATCGCGGCACAGACCGCGGACGCCGGTCTATCTGAATCTGAGGTACAGGCATTGATTGACGCTGCCGGTACCGGAACCGGTTTGTCTACGGCTGATGTACAGACGTTGATTGACGCTGCCGGCGGACAGACCGAGGCTGAGGTACAGGCATTGATCGACGCTGCCGGCGGACAGACTGAGGCAGAAGTACAGGCATTGATTGACGCAGCAGTGGACGCCGGGGTAACTGTGCTCACCGGAGCTGCAAACCTTGTCGCTACGGATGCAGGCAAAACTCTGGAGCTCACAGACAACGCAGACCAGACGGTTACGATCCGGACGAACGCGGTTGAAGCCATCCCTGTAAACAAACAGTATGTGGTAACTGGTATTGGAACCGGTACAAAAATGATACTGGCCGCAGATGGCGTGCTCCTGAATGGTGTTGATGGTGGAAGTCAGTCCATAGCGGCGCAATGGCAGTCCGTCACCCTTCGTAAACGTGCAACAGATGAATGGATAATTGAGGGGGCTTTGGCATGATCAGAATATCACGTAAAGCCGCACTTTTCGCCATCAGACCACGTGAACCAGTCACAGATCAAAATACTGTACTATTATTGCATTGTGATGGAACCAATGGGAGTATGGTATTTCCGGACTCAGCCCTGGCAGGTGATGCGCCACACACTATAACGCCATCAGGTAGTACTCAAGTCAGTACAGCCCAGAGTAAATTTGGCGGCTCCAGTGCACTGTTTAATGGCACTACGGACTATATGTCTATTGCGGACAGTCCGTCATGGGCGTTAGGATCTGATGATTTTACGATTGAGATTCAGGTACGGTTTAATACGTTGGCAGTCAATCAGTATTTTATTACACAACGAACATCCGACGGGTCCAATCGTGCCTGGGGGCTGGCGCGTCAAAATCCGAATAAACTGGTATTTAATTACTCCACAAGTGCCGGCGTCAGTTGGACTGACGAGCACGTTGTTAGCTGGACTCCCGTTGTGGATACCTGGTATCACATCGCAGTTTGCCGGTCAGGTTCGAATTTACGTATTTTTGTTGACGGGACACAGGTTGGAGCAACGTATAACGCATCCACTGATACAATTATCGATGTCACCGAAATGGTATCTATTGGCTGTAATTCTGCACCTGGAGGATCTGAGTATTTCGATGGGTATATGGATGAGATACGTATCTCAAATGGAAAAGCGAGGTATACCGCCAACTTTACGCCACCATCAACACCGTTTACACCTTACATAGGATCATGACTTACGGAACTGGAACTGGAACTGGAACCATAACCAACAACAACAACAGGGGGGCAGCATGTCTCTTGAGGAGCTGATGAAGGAGGCCATAGGGAATGGTCCGTATGCGGTCATAGCCATATATCTGATATGGCAAGGCCGGAAGGACTACGCAGGTGTCTGTTCTCGACTAAACAAGGTCGAAGACTATTGCAAAAACACCTTGCATAAGCAATTGGAACGTGCATCTACAGCTATCGAAAGATGCAACGGACTGATTGACAAGACCCTCGGAGGTAATTAGACAGATTCCAATAATGTCGCAATGTACCTCCTTTGTTCGTCGGTTGGCAATTCGGCAAAATAAAGCGCAGTCATTCGAGCACATGATATAAGCAAGTCGATACGGAGCTTATCCCTCCCTTCGACTTGCTTTTTGTCCTTGTCAGCCTGTGCCATCATCAGCATGATGTCGGGCACTTTCTTTTCAGGTATTGGATACTTCCCTGCCTCCCAATAGCTGACGATCGCCGGGCTTACATTTATAAGGCGTCCAAACTCCGATTGCGTTTCTTTTCGAAACTTTCTGAGACGTTTTAGGGCTCCAGGTGTGATGATGTCCATAATATTCCTTTTTGATGTTTGAATTATACTAATAGAATGTAACACATTTTCAAGTTTTCTTGTTCAAATATCAATATTAGCATAGAAATATAACCTTAATACGTTATCTTATTGATAACATCACAAATATAAGGAACACAACATAATGGCCATGAAACTACTCTCAAATAGAAAGGATTTGAAAAGCGAATCCTTGAACCTGCGAATCACCAGCGGCGACAAACAGAAACTTACAGAAGTGGCGGAAAGTTATGGACTGCCTACAGGAACCCTGGTCGAAGCGCTATTAAACGGGGTTCTCGGAAAAATGGAAGGTGTGGAACCGCCGAGAAAACCGGCAGAAACCCCCTGCCAACGGAAAAAAGCAAAGAGGGATATTTTTGAATGGGTGTTCGGAGGGCTTATTCTGAAATGAAATGTTACGGTTCATATTCCATCAGGAAAAAGCTTTGCGCCAGTTGCGATCTAGCGGAATGGTGCAAAGACGCGGCAGACACTAAACTGTCAACGTGTGGGCTCTTTGAAGATTGGCGGAGTCCCGATGTCATCAAAGAGCAATCGGAGTCATTGGACGCAGCAAAAACACTTGCGGAGCTCCTGAGTTTGATAGTGAACGCAGAGCATCAAAAAAGAATGTCACACCTGTTAATGGAGATATTGAGCCTAAATGCTGTCAGGTTTCAGATTATCACAAAACGTTTGATATCACCGCAAGCAAATTGGTGCGATATCGCAAGGGAAGTCGGGTGTAGTCGCCAACTTGTATCGTACCATGTGGGGGAAATGCGCAAAGAACACCCGTTGATAATGCAGGTATTGCCTGGTTTCGATGACGATACGGCCACCGAACAGACGACACTTGGGGAGCGTATCCGGATCAGGCGCAAATCTCGTAATTTGACTCAACGGGAGTTGGCGAACAAAGCCGGGATAAGCATTAGATCCTTACAGCGGTTGGAACGGGGAGATTCTGAAAACAACAAACTCGCGGCCGCACTGATTCACGTTTTAGCGCAAAAGAAGAAAAGCGTATAAAAACAGATAAAGGTCTACTTTTTACGGTTGTTTAATTTTGACAGTTTGTTTATAGGTATGATTGACGTACTTGAACAATTAGGTGTTCCGGAATCGGATCGGAAGGCGGTAGTTGCGAAACTTGACGTGCTGAATGTCAAACAAGCCAAATTCGTTGCGCATTACGTGAGCACAGGTAAAAAAATGGCTTCTGCACTGGCCGCAGGATACCGCGAGGGCGCTGCCTCAACCAAATTGATGAAAAATCCGAAAGTAACGGACGCTATCAACTTGTTAAAAGCGTCCATTACAGGCGCAATTATCGCACCATTTGCGCGTATTGCATTGGAACTCGTTGAAGAGTACGACAAAGATCATTCAGGCAAGGGAAACAAATTTATCCAGGTTGAAACAATCTCAACCCCTACCGGAAAAACAATCAAGGAAAAAACGCCGGATAAAATGAAGGTCATCAAAGCCATAATCGAACTGGCAAAAGAAACGTCAACCGATCAAAAACACGATGAAATTACCGTCATTCTTCCGAAAGTATAATCGGGAATCGGTTAAAAGCCATTGTTACATAAGATAGTTAATTGCAACGACTTAAAATTGATGGTACATAAGTCGTTGATAGTCAACAACATTAAAGGTTTCAATATAGTAATACGCAAGCCGTTTATTTACAGTATGTTAGGTATTATAGTACACAAACATGTAATTTTACATATCATATATTATGCGACCCTGAGAAATGTATACATAATAGGTGATAGCCGGTTGAATATTTTGGGTATGTGGGATATATTGTATACATAACCTAAATAAAGGAGGTTCCGTAATGAGCAAACAACTAAAAGCCGTCGTGATTCGCACCTTGTCCAAAGAGGATCAGGACGGCTGGTTAAACAAACTGAAAGTTTACAGTGGACAACCGACCGCAAGTAAAGCCATTATTGCCGGGGCTCGTGCTTCCGTGGCATTGGCATCTGAAGTTGAAGAAAGGGGTCAATCATTGGCCGATGCTGAAAAAGATAGGGCACGGCTGATGCTTCGCCTTGGAGTACTGGTGAGGATCAGAGAGTTGCAGGAATGTATAGGGGACGTTGAACCGATTCCGGCCAGTGTCATTATTGACCTGGTTGAAGATTTGGAAGAATTGAACCAATTGGAGAACGATTAATGGATTCATGGATTCAGCAATTAAAAGAGCATCACAAGACCAGTGACCCGAAGAAAGCAGTTATCGACGCTGCAAAGGCTTCTTTGTGGTTACGTGCCAATCTTCATGAACTGGTCGGGGAAAACGAAGCGTTGAAAAGAGAGTTGAAAAGGCACGAGGTCCGTTTTCAACTCTTGAATGAGCTTCATGCATATTCTGAAAAGCTCCGCAACGGGGAGTTAGATTGGCAGGACGGGTTGTCGATCAGAAACAGAATGGTTGAATTCGATGCATTCACACCGGAAGGAAACACAGAAGAAAAAGTGGTATATTGATGGAAGAAAAAAGGCTGTAGTCACGAATCTACAGCCTTTCAACAAAAACAACATAGATAGTATAGGAACAATACGCATGAAACCGACAAAAACAAAACCTTTTTGTGGTAACTGTGATGGGATGGAAGGGGATCCGGAATATGACTGGTTATCCAAATCGTATTCCTCACCTTGCCGCGTGTGTAAGGTTGAGGATAGAATCAAATGGTACGTGTCCATGCATGACAAACCTTGTATAGGGGACGTTATAGGAGTCGGAATAAGGGCAAAGCAATCAATTGAGGATTATTTTGGGGAATATTGGGATCCTATCTACCTGTCAATCTACAAGCCTTTATTGCATGATTACCTGATGGACAGTGATTATGAATATTGTGCAGATCACCAGTCGGCTTGTAATTATTGCGGTGGGAGGGGATATGAGGATTATGTTGATTTCATTACCCGATTGAATCATTCCCCCTGTCCGGGGTGCAAAATTGCAGAACGGATTAGATGGTTTTTTAGTCCTCCGGTGGAGCCTGTCGGATGTCGTTGGCAAATGGGGTTCAACGTGATTAATGTTATTTCAGAGTTAGAATCGTATTTCGGCACCATGTGGGCGAAGGAATACCTTCGGATTTACTCAAAACTTATCTCAACCTGTGCTGTAGATGCCTACAAAAAACATCTCGAAAGTGCAAATTTCTGTTCTCGTGAAGAGTTGGAACGGTGGCTACATCACAAGGCAGGAAAAATGTTCAAATATTGATGATAATCAAGGGCATCCACTTTTAGGGTGCCCTTTTCATGTGTATATTAGGGTATGAAGAAAACTGTAAGACCTGGATCCGCACCAAAAACGAAAGTTTCTTTGCATAGGTTACGGCATCGAATGACTGAACTCACCTGCCGGCATTCAGTCGGGAAGGCGGTAGACCTATTGAAAGAAGAGTTTTCATTGTCTACCGATGAAGCGTTGCAAATCTATCAGGAATTGGGCAAGTTCCATCTATCTAAGCGAGATAGCCTTTTCGTGAAAATGTATGCCAAGGGTGGGGATGACAGGGAAACGGCTATTGACGTTACCTATTCGCACCTGAGCAAGCCTGATCGGATAACCCGTAAAGTTTCTCTTTTGAAAGATCCGATTATCCAGGCGGCTATTCTCGATTATCAATCATGCAGAGAGTTCCAACCGGAAGATGTTTTTCAAGGCTTGGTGTCACTCGCAATAAATCCCTACACCAATGACAACGCTCGTGCAGGTGCTTATGATAAGCTGGCGAAATTGTTTGGCATGTATGATACGCCTTTGATGTCAAAGAAAGAAAAATTGAAAATAGCGGAAAGTCAACAACTCGAACTTTTATGTTTAGGGACTGGCATTGTCCCTGAGATCATATACGATTCTGCAAAGCAGGAATACAAAGTAGTTCAATCAAAAAGTGTTGATCCTGATTGGGATTTCGAATAACCGGAAATAATGGAGTCAATATGTCAACCGGAAAAAAATATTATGAACTCACTGATTACCCAAAAATTTACAAAGACACCTATTGGGGGTGTCTTTGTGATTCTGATGAAAGCCCTGTTGCGGATGAAATCATCAATTCCAGGAATGAATTTATCAGTAAGCTTAAAATTACGGGGACATCAAGTGATTTTGGTAAAAGTGAGTTGACCAAAGGACGTGATGACACGTTATGGGATCATGTTGAAGTCTATAAGGCTGGTAAGGGTTATGTAATGATCACAAGCCCGTATGATAAAGATTTTTCTGTTAAACGCCCTGTGAGTACACTAGTTAAGGTTGCAACATGTCTTGATTTTGAAGTGTATGATGACTTGTACAGTTGTTACACGACGACATACATTCGGCAATTCGAAAGCAGGCGCGAGTGTAAGCTATTTTGCCAGAATGTGTATACCGCTTCTACGCGTACTTATCCGGTAATGTAGAAAGATTGAATTTTGAAATGTTTCTACATTATTTCCTGCATTGATTTTTCGTTCCATGGGGGTATCTTTCTTTAAGGTTTGTTTTTTCCCCGGTCGCTAGCCGGGGTTTTTCTTTTCTGATCGTTGGCAGGGATCCAGTTTTATGTAGTTCCCCCCTGGAGCGATTCCCCCTGTGCAGGAACTTCAAACAATCGCGGAACGTTCTCACGCCCGCTTGTTTCATTTCTCATAGTTTAAGGGGTGACCAGTGTCATACCACCGGCCAGCCTCAATAAGGGGTGACCAGTGTCATACCGGAACCGGCCGAAAAGGGGGAGGGTGACCAGTGTCATACCATGGGGTGACCAGTGTCATACCATGAGCATACTTGAAACCGTCGTATTTTAGACACATAATAGGGGAGTACAAAACCAACCCGAGAGGTCATGGCCATGAAAAACGATAGAGTATCCACGTTCCGCCGATTGTTGGGTGAGCCTGATCCTGCACAAAGGGACGCGGTCGGGTTCAGCTCGATACTGCTTTTAATGGCCTTGCCGTATAAAAAACCGGTTACCCCTGTCTATGTGCGGAAATTGGGGAAAGATCGCGGCAGGCTTATCCTTGACCCGTACAAGGAGGTTGATGACGAGGGTAATGTGATGGCGATGTATTTTCCCTATGGTGCCGTTCCACGCCTGGCATTGATTTACATCTGGACGCAGGTGAAGCGGACCGGACAGAAACGGGTTAACCTTGGCAATTCCCTTTATTCGTTCCTTGAATCCATCGGATACACGCAGGAAAGCAGGAACTACAAACGGGTGCGGAACCAACTGGTATGGTTGTTCGGTAGTCAAATCAGATGGACCTATGCCGGAAATGGCCTACAGGCAGGCCGGATTGCGGCCATAGCGCATGAATATGCACTATGGTGGTCAAAAGATTGCACGGAGGGCCTATTCGATTCCTACGTTGTGATTACCGATGAACTGTTCAACCATATCCAGTTCCATGCATGGCCGGTTGATCTGGACGTGTTGAAGGGGATTCACCGGAACACGTTGGCGATTGATCTTTACCTATGGTTGACCTATCGCGGCAACGGTTCCCGCCGTTCCATCACATGGAACGAGCTGCAAGCTCAGTTCGGGAACTACAGCAACGCAAAAGCATTGAAACGGAAGGCGAAGATTGCACTTGCCGATATCAACCGCTTTTGCCCTACCCTACGAACAACATTAATCAAAGGCGGTTTCTCATGGCAGACTCAAATCCGATAGCATGTCCTACTTGCGGTGGATCCGGTTTCACTGGCGGAGCTCCGATCTGGAACAACGGGGAATGGAATACTTGTGAATGTCTTGGGGATTGTGAGTGTCAGACGTGGGCACGAACCGATATGATGATTGCCGATTTGGAAAAACCGCCGACGCATCACCCGAAATGCATGGAAAAACTGCCGAAACATCACCCAAACATCACCCAAATATGTTGAACCACACCCGAGGACCACACAACTACTACACCTGGTACCACAGGGTAAATATATGATCTATAAGTGTTTAACCCTATTTGTGGTAGTGTGGTAGCAAAAAAGGGGGGGGGTCCCTATATAGAAAAAAAAAATAATATTTTTAAATAATCCTTTCTTTTCTTTTTTTTTCTATATAAACATTAGACTTTTACTACCACACTACCACAAAAGATATAAGTAAGTAAAAGTAAAGGGTTTAAAGTGTGGTACCGGGTGTAGTAGTTGTGTAGTAGTTGTTGTGGTACCCAAAAAATTACGAAAAATCGAAAATTATTTTCCCCTCGTCAAAAAACCGTCCCCGATGGAACGTTTTTGGGCGGATTTTGCGACCAGGACAGTACCGGACGAAATATGTATATTTGTGTCATGTGTATAAGAGAAAAGTATGTACATTCCTGCCGTTCGATCAATTTCTTTGTTCTCAGATTAATTTACAAACCTTGTAAAGATTAATTTACAAAACTTGTAAAGGAAATATTAGTATATTCTTATTCATATCGTTGATATTAAACAAGTTACGCTATTCAACGATAGGAAATAAGTGTATAAGGTTCTGAAGATTAAGTATGCTTGACAACGTTTTAAGTAGTGAGTATACTGATGATAACGGAAGCCTGAAAAGGTGGAAAAAGAAAAACCCCGGCAGCGGCCGGGGTCAAAGTCAAAACCTAACTAAAGATAAACCAATGAGCAAAAAAGTCAAACCGATAGCCTTCGGAAAAAGCGTCTCTTCAAAAACTCCCACAGTAGATCACAAAGAAATCACCTTCTCTCAGTTCTGCGAAATGTTCCGGGAACCCGGTAGATTGAACGTAACCGGTGAAGAATATTGGAAGTTGGGCAAGAAAGAACAGGGTGAATTGAAAGTAAAGGCATCAGGGAAAAGCGGTTATTGGACGCCTTGCAACTTCAAAAAACCTTTAAGGCGAAAAAACAATGCGGATAAGGTCCAGCTGGTCAATCTGGATATTGACACCGGAGAATTTGCCGGGAGCTTCGATCCGGCCACACTGGCGGACTCGTTGAAAGGTTTCTCATGGATGATCCATACAACTGCCAGCCATACCGTACAGGATCCCCGGTACCATGTGTTGGTTGATGCTGACGGGACCATTGAACCGCTTAAATACGCGGCATGTGTGGCGACACTCTCAAAGTTGATCGGTATGCCTCCAGGACAGGTGACAAAAGAATCCTTCACCGTGTGCCAAGCCATGTTCATGCCTGTCATACCACAGGGCGCTGAGTATCTATTCGATTCCTGCGACACCGGCCGGCCATTTACAGCCGACGACATCTGTATGGATGCCCTTGAAGCGGTTCAACAGGCCACACTCAATAAGAAGCGCACCAATGGTGCAAAACCGCTCATGGCACCGCAAACGGTTGACGATGACCCTTTTGAATCCGCTATCAGTAGAACACCTGCGGATGAAAGTCCGGAACGGATCAAATCAGCATTGGATTCAATAGATCCGGATGGTGATCGGGAACAGTGGTACATTATCGCCGGATGTTTGAAGCATCAGTTTCAAGGCGATCCGGAATCTGGATTTCAGATGTTCCATGATTGGAGTGCAACAGGGGAAAAGTATGTTGATGAGCAGGATTGCCGCAAACAGTGGGACCATGAAAAAGCGAATCCGGAAGATAAAGAGCCTGTCCGAATCGCCACATTATTCGGGATGGCACGTGACGCCGGTTGGAATGAAAAGGCAACTCTCGAAGCGCGTATCGAATCCGTAGAAAGTTTGGAAGCTATGGAGTCAATTTACCTTGAACTCAAAAAGGCGAAGCTCGGAAGAGCGGTAAGGAATCACCTGTATAGGGCGATCAAGCAACGGCTGAAAGCTATCGGCCATGAATCGACAATTCCGAAAATTCGCTTTGCATGCCAACCTGAAATAGCCGAAGCTGATTATGCATGGTTGGAAGATTGGATATTCGTGGAAGATAGCGACCCATACTACCGGCAAGTATCCATTGACACTGTTGAACAGTCCACCGGCATACATCTCCGGGGTGCGATGAAAGTAAAGAAATTCAACGAAGCTTTCGGACATTTGTGCCCTCCTAACGACGAAGGAAAATGCATTTCCCCGCATGATGCCGCGGCAAGGCAGGGTATACCGCGTGTAGCGAGTGAGATCTATCATACAGGACTCGAACCGGGATTATGCCTATATCAAGGCATGGAACGGTTCAACAGGTATCAATCCCCGACCGTTAAACCTGATCCGGCGCAACTGGATAAGGCAACCAGGCTATTAGACCAGTTGCTGCTTAACCTATCCCCTTGTAAAGATGAACGGGATATGTTAATGAACTGGTTGGCATGTTTGGTACAACACCCTGAAATCCGTTTCAATTGGGCACCAATACTGCAAGGCATACAGGGAACCGGTAAAGGATTCATCCACAAGCTCCTATCCAGTTTGTTAGGGAAAAGGCAGGTGGAATTTTTGGGTACTCAAACATTAAAGGACAATTTTAATGGATGGGTTGGCAGTTGCCAGGTTGCATTCGTCGATGAAATCAAGATTTCAGGTGAGGGCAAATATGATGCACTGGACAAACTCAAAGGGTACATTGGAAATGATCAGGTGAGAGTTCGGAAAATGCACACCGATTCAGTCGAAGTTGAAAATTTCATGTCCTTCATATTTACCACTAACTATCATGATGCCATTCCAATAAATGACGGTGATCGCAGGTATTACCCCATATTCTCCGGGATGACAATCCCAGAACGTAATACACCGAAAATGAAAAACTTTTTCATTGATTTACACAGTGAAAAAACCTTGTCTGAATTGCTGCCTGCCTACATGCATATTCTGATGAATCACGCAATTCCGGCGGAGTTTGACCCGAAAGGTTGCGCGCCTGATTCAGAATCCCGAAAACATTTGATCGAAGGCTCAAAAGATAGCCTCACCAATGCAATAGAGGACGCTATAGAAAACACTGAAATTCCATTGGTTGGCGATGTCGTTTTGAGTATAAGGGCATTGCATGACTACCTTGAAAGCGAAGGGTTTAAGAAAAACAATGCTGTTTCAAAATACTTGAATGACATGGGTTGGGAAAAAGCAATCGACCCAAAGGGCGGAGCACTCAAGAAAAGCATACGGCACCAATCTATCGGCTCTCGCAAACACCACCTATGGGTCAACCGGGGAAAATTGGGTGCATGTGATCCCCTTGAGATATTCGAAAAAATGTGCCAAGATTCGGAGAGCAATGGCGAGCTGTAAAATTTACGGATCTTGTAAAGGTGGCATAATGCCACCTTATTTATACCCTTTTTTAACACGAATAATGAGCTGAAATCATGAAAAAAGAACCATTCCCTGAAGGGATTACGACGATGACCGGACAAACCAAGGTCGGGCTATCCTACCTGACAATGCAATTGGCTGATAGGATGCACAGGGGACAACCTACCCTGATGGGACAGGTGATCCCTTGTGGGCACATCATGTATATCACGCATATGGCAAAACCGGCGGTTGACCGTAGACGCTACAAGCTTGATTTGGACTGGTTACACCCTGTAGAAAGTGCGTATTTTATCACAACATTAGATCAGCCGGTGATTGATGCAATAGAGGATAATATTAACGGGTTGCCGTCCCCTTCCACGTTACCGGTTACCGTATTTCTAGACTTATACACACCCCCTTCCATGTGGAAAGTGTTGAACGCTTTTTCTCTGAAATACGGGTTGCGAATCATTGCGTCACATTGCAAGGTAGGAAAAAACAAATTTGTGAAACAACGAATGGTTTTGAATACTGATGGTGTACTTACGATCGAATGGGATGTACGCATAATCGCCTGGGAAACCTTAAAACTGAAGAAAACAGGTATCGGAGGCTTTGTATTATGACCTTGAAGAAAAACTATAAAACCTTCAACCGACGACGAAATCCGGCGGATTACACCCAGCAAAAATTCGGTGACTGGTTTTCATTGAAGCTAAAAGGCGCAGACGCGGACAAGGTCAAAAGAACAGATTTGGTGAAATACCTGTCAAAAGAATTGGGCCGGAAAATAACACACACAATGGTTCGGGCGTGGTACAGGGGAATTGATATGCCCAAATATATGCACCGGTTCGTTGATTTTGAGTTATTATTCTGTATTGATGATCTGGATTGATCCCGCAAAACATTTCCTAAGCAGAGGTCCGGCACATTTAGTGTCGGACCTTTTCTTTTTAATTTGGCGCTTTGTCAAAGAATTTGACGCTTTGTCATATTAGCACCAAGTTTTTCCCCTTTTAATGTCAATATTGTACATGTTTTTCGACTAATCGCTTATAGGCGGTTGACCAGATAATGTCAATATTGTACATGTTTTGACATTTTCACCTTTAGCATGTCAACCATTGATCTATCAAATCGCGGCCTATACAATGAAGCCTATATCCCGATTATCCCCTGTAGGGATGAAACAATCATCTTATACGGTGGCCGGGATAGTGCCAAAAGCTACACTGCGGCTCAATTGGTGTTGATACGTATGTTGCAGGAGCTGTATTGCAAGGTAATATGTCTACGTAAAATCTATGCAGACATAAAAGATTCTCAGTTTTCAGCCTTATTAAAAGTCGTCGATTCGTGGGGTTTGCAAAGCCGATTCAAACATACTACGTCACCCTTGGCAATGAACACCCCCGGCAGAAAAAGCACGTTGATTGCGCGTGGACTTGACCGGGAAGCCAAAACAAAATCAATTGATGACCCTACAATACTTTGGATTGAAGAGGCAAACGAAATTACAGAGGATGACTACCTCACCGCCATCACCTCACTTAGATCATCAGTACCAGGCGCGTTGATTCAAACCATAATCACGTTCAACCCTGAGAACGAGTCTAATTGGATCAACCGTCGATTCTTCCCGGACAAGGAAACCTATGAAGCAGTGGAGGGGGATTTTCATTTTGTGCAGTCCACACAACCGAATACAACAATTCTGCATACCACGTACAAAGACAATCGGTATGTAGGGGAAAACCGTCGCCGAATATATGAGAACCTGAAGAATAGCCCGGACAGGAATTATTATCGTGTATGGTGCCTTGGTCTTTGGGGAAATACTTTGAAGGGCTTGGTGTTTCCGGACGTCGAATTCGTTAACGAATTCCCCCCTGAAACGGAATGGGATGAATCAGGATACGGGCTGGATTATGGATTCACCAATGATCCAACGTCTTTGGTAAAAGGCGTCATTGTCGGACAGGATATCTATTTGCAGGACCTCATTTATGCGTGTGGGCTTGTCAACACCGGGAAGGCATCACCGAGCATTGAAACCGAATTCAAAAAGCTGGGCATTTCAAAACGTGCCCGAATATGTGCGGATGGATCGGAACCGAAATCATGTAAGGAATTGAGAAATTTAGGGTATGCGGTCAAATCTGCAACGAAAGGCAAGGGCAGTGTGGAAGCAGGCATTTCCGGACTGAGACAATACAACATACATATCGTCGGGGATTCTCCCGGTTTGAAGTTGGAACAGTCAAACTACAAGTATGCCATTGACCGGAATGGGGATCCGACCAATAAGCCGATCGACAAATACAACCACGCATGGGACGCGGCAAGATATTTTCTGTCCGGGATAGCAGATAAAAAAGTCTATGCACTGGATTTCGCCCATTTTGATACAGAAGATTAATTTTGACACTTCCCCCTGTTAATATGAGCACGATATTTAACAATTTTTTTCCTGGCATACTCAAAAAATGGTCACGGACGCGAGACGGTAAGGATTCAGAAATACAAAGCGGTCAACAGACCAGCACCATACCTAATAACCTTTCACCGTCTCGCGTTACGTCCATTCAATCACTGGCCGATACCGGATCCGCTTCCGATCAGGCCAGATACATTCTTGCTATGCAGGACAGCGATCCAATCTTGTCGGCACATATCCAGACGCGGAAACTTGCCGTTCAAAGTTGCCAATGGATTATCGAAAATGAAAATCCGGAAACGGCCGGCGCCTTGACCGATCGCATGAAAAAGCTCGGAATCAATGCGTTGATCAGCCATCTACTCGACGCCATCCCGACGGGGTACGCGGGCGCACTACAGTACTGGAATTCTGAGGGTGTTTCAAAATGGGCCATGGAACACCCTTCTCAATTTTCCTTTAATTCAGCGGGCAAACCAATTGTCCGATCTCAGATGGGAACCGGGGTGGAGCTTTTCGGCGAGTTCGAAGCTGGAACCATGATTCTGTATACCCCTTCAAGTAAACCCGGCATACCCTCAACACAAGGGTTGGGACGGGTACTCATGACAACATGGTTAAGAAAACAAATCGCTCAAATGCACTTAAACCGATTCCTTGAAAAATTCGGATCCCCCTTCCGCCACATTAAAATGTCGAACGAATCATACAACGACATTAAAATAAGGGAAGGCGTATGTATGGCAGCAAGGCGCATGGGGAACGACGGGTTCGCAGTGACCAGTGAGGACACCGAAATAGAATTTACCTCTCAAAGTCAAGAAGGCGCGGATTCATACTTCACCCAGATTCAACAATGTGACAATGCCTATGCGCTGACTTTGCTTGGTCAACTTGCCAGCTCCGGGGAGGCTTCCGGAATGTCAAATGGCCAGATGCAGGAAAATGTCAGAAATGACATCAGAGACGCTGATTGCCAGGGACTCACGGAGTGTTTAACACTTCAGGTATTGCACCCTCTCGAACACTTCTTATTTGGTACAACAGATTCAACCTTCACACTAAAATCAAAACAGGGGATGGCTGATGCTTGATCCATCGCGGTATGTCACTTTTGCAGACGGGGAAATCGATTCTGATGTTTCCAAAATTTTGCTTGCACCATTCGGTAACGTTCGTGTTACCAAAGGAGGTAAACAAATCGAGTACACATTTTCCGAAGCTGACGCTGACGCATGCATTGAAGAATTTACAGAACGCGGAAAAGAAGTGGTAATTGATTTCGAACATAAAACGCTTTCCGGCGAAGAAGCGCCCGCGGCAGGTTGGATTTCAGAAATTTTCAAAACAACTGACGGCATGTTTGCCAAGGTAGCGTCCTGGACTGATAAGGCAAAAGGCTACCTTAAAAACCGGGAATACCGGTATTTCTCCCCTGTTTTCACGCTAT